GAACTATACCCGTCATATATTTTAGTATGCTCGTCGTACCAAGCTGGGTTATCGTATAAGAATCTTTCATAACCGTCCATTCCAGCTTCGAGATTGTCTATTTCGGTATTGGCATCACTTTTATTTTTTAGATAAAAAGTATCATTTGGATTTGATGTGAGTTTAACATCAATATCCGCTATCTCGTTGTATAGTTCATCTATTCTATCTCTTTTTTGCTCAAAAGATTTTACACGTAGATCCGCTGATGAAAAATTAACAAAGTTCTCAAAACTTCTATAATCCGTAGTGTCGATGAGTTGCTTATCCTTCCCCTTTATCTTGGAATCTAGTTCATTGAAAAGACTACCCGATTCTTCAAGTAAGTCTTGCATGGAAAGTGCTTCTGTAGAATTACCTTCATTCTGTATCTTTATAAGGAAATTTGGTCCTCTCAGAGGTATTGTTTTTATTACAGGTTTAGTGTAAAAATAAACATTCTGAACTACTGGTAAAAAGGCAAAATCGCTACTAATCCACACATCCGAAGCAAGTTCTATCTCTCGTGGTAAAGGTTCATTAAGTTTTAGCGTAAGTCTATTATAAAACTTAGGATCGGCTGAAATTAACACTTTTCTATTTATTATAGAAATTGATTTTCCATTTGGCAAGTTCAAGTAATACTTGAAGTATCCAGAAAGATCTATGTTATGTTTTTCTTCTATGGAATATATCTCCGGAAAGAATATAGCGTTGTAATAGATCTTTTGGAGGAATTCAAGAATCTGAGGATATTCTTCAGGCTTCTTGTTTGTTATTCTATTCAACTCTTGATCGACGATATAAACGAACAAACTATAATAATAGTCTCGTATATCCTGAAAAGTATATCCTTTATTATAGTTTTGATATAGCCAGTTCTTAAATTGGTCATATATTCCAAGAATATCATTTGCGGCATATTGACCATTGCTTCTTAAACTTCCTTTTCTTACACCATAGTATAAGTCGGTTAAAAATGATACAACATCAACGTCTTTCTTGAAGCTGTAATAATGCTTGAGATATGCCGAACCGGACGCATCTTGTGTAGAAATATTTGTGTATATTTTGTATATTTCAGGACTTGATATTGCGCTCGACAGATCATTTGCTATTTCCTTCAGTTGGACCTGTCCATTTGAAAAAATATCATACTCAGTGTTTATTTCAGACTCGGAACCTTTGAGTGTTTTTGGAATAACTGTTATTTCATTTCTAGAAGTTGAAATAGTGTCTATTATGAGTTTGCTATCATTTGATTTTTCATTTCCAATAATATTGCGGCCAAGTTCAATATACAGCTTGTAGTTTCCGTCTGACACTCCAAGCTTATTGAACTCTTTGCTGATATCAACAAACAATGAACTTGTTTCTTTTCCAACCAATACCCAGTCACTTGTATACTCTGTATAATAATATTCTGTATATCTATTGAATACGTCATAGTATGCTGAAGTATGTGGAGCATGAGTTCCAGCCGAATATATCATTGAAGAAGATATCAGATTTCCTTCAACGTCATATATTCCAAACTTTACATAGTCTTTGTCGGATTGCCCAAACGGAAAATTAATAGAATTTTTATTTTCTGTATAGAATTTCAGATCTTCTTCACTCAAGAAAGATCCATATCCAAGAGAGGATGTCGAAGATACGCTATACTTTATGTCGGATAAGTTCATAACTCTTTGAACGTTGGATCAATTTTTGTTTCAACTTTGGTTGAAATATACACTTCATTTATCAATGGTATTGTTATTGAAGAGCTATATAACTGATCCGTTATGTTTTGTATTATAAGATTACTATATTCATCAATATTAGGAACTATAGATCCACTGATATATAGATTTTCTATATCTGTTTGATTATATCCTGATAAATTTGGATTTGGTTTCATCTAGATATTTTGAACGGAGTTAATATCGGGAAAGTCATTACTGATCCGCTTTGTTCGGAGCGTATTTCAACTTTATAGTATCTTTCCGAAGGCAACCCGGACATGTCCAGCATGAAATAATTTCCATTTGAATCAAAACTTAATCTGGTAAAATCGTCATACGGAAGAATAGTCTCCTCACTTTCAGCGTCTTTGATTTGATAATAGCTGGATGATGGTAGATAATAAGGAACCAGATAATCGGACAGCTTATTGGTAAATGTTTTAATTGGATAGCGTTTTCTTGCTGCCACATCCATTCTTACTATAGATCCAAACTTATACTCTTTTGCCATATTCTTTATATTCACTACGGCATCTCTCAATTGAACGGGATCAGCGCTGCCCGTGTCGAGTGTTGAATCATACCAACAAACATCCAAGTATGGAGAATATATTGTGTTCGTTTCTTTGCTAAAGAATTTCAATGCTCCATAATCTACAGAGCTTGATTCGTCGCTATGCATTACGATGAAACCTTCATTTGGAATAGCTCGTGTCAGCCAAGCATTGACAATCGGAGTGACATCCATCTTTACATCGGATGTCTGATAATCAAAATATTGATAGCAAGCGTATGATCCGGTAGATTGTATAACAGATGCGGTTGGTGGAACGTAGCTACTTGTAGGACAGTCTGGAAATGGATTATATGGATTTATATGAGGAGCTTCGGCATAACCAGAACCTGATGCTAGAGATGCGCTATTTAACCACCATACTCCACCTCCGCTACAATCAGTTAATGATCCCGTGTTCCACCATTTTTTAGTTTGTTCTGAATTATAGAACTTCCAGTTCGCCCCATCTGATTTTGAGGCTCCATCAAATTTGTATCCAGTTCCCATATCCCAAGAATGTGAAACAGGATATGCCGCTAATGCGTATCGCAAAGCAACTTCTTGAGATTCGCATATTTTAAGATTTAAGAAAAACTTTGGGCTGGTTATTCTGCCGGCGGCAACTGACTGTGAAACTTCTGATAGATCAAAATGTAATAGTGCTCTGGATAATACAGCACCCAAAGTTGTTGGACCTGATACGAGTTGATATGAACTTGACACTGGTCTTGGATCGGTTGATCCCGAATTGAATGATCCTGACATTGAGCCGCTTAATAGTTCAATACTTGAACTTGTGTAAGATACCAATATAGGAAACGTTGTGGTACTTGAACAACTATAGCCAGATACTCGCTTTTCTACCTCAATAAGTTCATCCAGCCCCATATTTTTGTACATATAGGTTGGGAAGTTTGTTATGGTAGTGTCTTTGGTTGGATATAGAAAATAGTGCATATGTTATTAACTTACTCTGCCAACAATATCTTTATTTGGGTATTTGACCTCAAAAACACTTGGATCTATTGATGGATATATCACATTATCCAAAGTTGCTTTTTCTATATCATATTCGTATGGAGAATAGTCTCCATCCTTTAATGTAAGATTCTTCACCTTCAATGATGTCACAGATTGGACGCCATCAACTTTTGCTATTTCAAGCATAAGTCTACTCAAGTTTATTGGCTGGCAGAACTGGGCATTGTTGATATCAAAATACTGTTGAACCAATGTCAAACAGTTGGCAAGAACTTCACGCTTGTTATAGTTCTTGTACACTATAATACTGAAATCAACTCCTATGTTGATTATATATCCGTCGATGATATTTACACTGTCGGTCAATATTCTGTATTGATTTAGATAGTTTTTGAGATTCAATCTAATGGCATCATTCGACGCTACAAGATTTTGATTGCTGTTATAACACAAAACATACAGATTTATAGCAAATGGATTGTTCTTATCAGGATTTGCTCTATTTGTTGTACCAGGAGCCAAACTACTTGTTTGATATGGCTGTGGTTTAGCTTGTATGTTTGACATATCCAACTGGGTATCTGTAACAGCATATACTTTAGCTATTGATCCATATTTTGATGGCATAGCATAAGCACGAACTTCATAATCTTTCTGAGTTACTGCTCGATTTTGTGCTGCAAAGTTGGCAAGGGCATTGTTTCGAATTTCGTCATTAGTTTCAGCCGCTCTACCACCTGAAGCTGGTATTGGGTTATTAACTTTCACCGAACGGCGCACTAGGTTGGTAAGATTCAATTCCAATAGTCCCATCTCTGTCAAGTCTCCAAAGAAATCAATCGATGATATATTCTTTATAGAATTGGCATTTACATTACTTTCCACTCCTCCGCCGACAATGTATCTAATTGTCAGTGTAGTATTAGCTGGGGCTTGTCCGAAAGCTCGCGAAGAGAGAAAGTTTGATGGATCGTATGATATATTCTCTGATCTAAATGTTGAAATTTTATTTACGGTGAACGCATTTGGAACTATAAGCTCATCATCTTTCGTACTTGTTCCAGAACCAAATTCTAAGAAAGTTGTATTGTCCGCATCAACTCCTGTAACAAATCTTTTGGAAGTTCTAAGATATTTTAGCAAGAACGGAACACTGTCTCTATTTGCCGACAATGTAATATCATTTTTGAATATGTTTTCATAGTCAACAGGTACGAGATCTTGAGCCAAATAGTCCGTTTCATGCCAGCGGTTTCCATCGGAGTCATATACATCCAGCACTTCTATAACATTTGTTTCGTCCAAATATAATTTCAAGAATGGAACGGCGGAGCCAACCGATACAGTCTTTGTAAGTATTTGTCCAGAAAACGCATCGACACTCTTTTTAAGAACAAAAAATTCAGGCTGGCCAGCCGCATTTCGTTGAAATACAGATACTTCAAGCGGATCATTTTTAGTATCAACTGTGAAATCTACCGGAGAATTTGTTATAAAAGTGATATTGGAATCACTTGTCGCAGTCATTCCCGGTTTTATTATTTGAGAATAGTTAAGATCCGGCACCATACTACCATCCTCGCCCAACTTTGCCGGAACTAGCTGGTATACATCGAATCTTGTTACAGAAGGAGTAGTTGTCTTTGACTTATATCCCATAGACTTTGCCGAGTCTATGATATTTTTTCTCTCTTCCGAATTTACAAGCATCGATTCCTTGAATTGATAATCAATGTAATATGATAGAACATCTCCAACATAAGCGGCCATTTCAATGTACATCATGCCTGGTGACGCATCACTGAAATCCTTATATGTATTTGGATAATATGTTTTGGCAAATTCCATCAAACTGGATTTCAACTGGCTAAAATCCTTGTTTAGATACTTAATATCCTTTTTGTCTGGTTGAAATGACTTTGGTGTATCTAGTATCATATATTGTTGGTGTTCATTGCGACTTCAAGAGTTTGTGTTTGGGTGACTCCAATTGTTGGAACTGTGAATGTAACTTTTACGCCAATTTTGTATTTGTTTCTATATTCTGTATCATTGGTATTAACTATTATTTCCTGTATATTAACATAGCTCATCCATCTTTGTATATCCGAACGAATGGTACTCTCGACAATAGGACCGATATCATCTGAATAATTTTCAAAAAGAATACTCCACAATCCAGATCCAAACTCAGGATTCATTCGGCGTTCTCCTTTTTTTGTTCTCAATAACATATTCAAGTTGGATTTAACTTGATCAATCATACTATAACTTTGATTGAAATAACCTTGTGGCCCATGTGCTATGGGAAGAACTATTCCATAAGGTTGTGTTACAGTTGCCATTATAATGGACGTTTAGCCTTTGCCTTTTTGTCAATAACCTTCATAAGCTGTGAATAATCTCTTGTCATTGCGTTGGCAACGGCAGCGACTTCTTTATTCTCATTCAATACTTCTTTTGGAAGTGTTTGGATCGTATCTATTGCCGAAGGAACTGATGCTTCCTGTGGAACGCCTCCAACGGTCTCGTTCAATATCTGGTTCAACACCGGATTCTTTGTAAAAATCTTTGGAGGCTGGGCTGGTTGTTTGGTAATAGGAGAATCCAACTGTACATTAAAATTAGGCTTTCTAACAGGCGCAGCTGCTGTACTCTTAGATTCCAATATTGCTGCTGAGTTTTCTGTCATCTTTTCGGCTAAAACTTCCATCAATAGCTGTGGAAGAGCGTTATGTACTTCCTCTTTTACTAGAGTTCTTATAATTTCAACTAGTTCGTTCTTTTTCATATATATGATCCTTTATATAAATATATAGTATTTTTAATAATTAACCATTTGGCGGGAATGTAAATGCTTTAAGATTAGATCCAGCCGTACTTGAAAATTGAGAAGTATTTATATTAGCTTGACTTAATATACCTTCTCCAGTTTTTGGTAATATATCAACTTTAGGAAATGCGGAGAAATCTGGTGTAGGTGAAGGTATAGTAGTTGTTTCTCCGTCCTCGTTGGTTACTGTTTGTGGAGGATTGTCTCTATTGAATTGATCTGTAAATGAGCTTTTTGCGCCATCTACCATACCATTTAACTGGCCTTGAATATTATTTACTCCCGTAGAATCTACGGCCTTATTCAATTCTCCCAATGCTTGAGATTTCAAATCGTCTACCACACTACTTAAGAGGTGTTTAAGAAGTTCACTTGGATTTGCGGACATTGCTGCTTTTATTACAGATATAGCAGCCATAGCCATTCCCATATTTATTTTAAGACCAGGTACAAATGGTGGAACTATAGACTTATACTTTGCTATTTGTTCTGCTACAAATTTAGGACCAGCGCCCAAATTTATGCCTGCTAGATCTATACCTGGAAATTCAGGAAGTTTTGGAAATTGTAACCCAGATATGCTTAGAGATCCTGCCGGTAGCATACTAGAAACCGTTCCGCTAAATGCTTGAGTTATATTGGAGGTACCAGGAATACTGACTCCCAACCCTTGACTTAACGTATTCAATGCCTGGCCCGGAGGAGGCAATGAAGTTGGGATGCCAGAGGCAGCAACGGCGCCTCCAATTGAAGTAGGCAATCCCATAGAAGATCCAACCCCGCTTAAATTAAGACTTGATGGACTTGTTATTGGTGAAGTTATACTCAAGCTTGGAGCAGATATTGCTTTTAAAGACAGATTAGGTCCAGCGGCTGAAGTTAAAAACTGAGGAGAAGATACTCCAACACTAACGCTTGAAGCGGCCTGTGATGCTATACTAGACGGGCTCGGCAAAGAAGGAGCTTTTAATATAGAAAAGTCACTCATACATTACCCTCCCAAGAATACTCTACTGCTCATCAAAGAGCTAAGTTGTGAGCGCAGCGCAGTAAGACTCATCTGAGAAGCGTATAAAGACTGAAGCTGTTCACTCCAAGCCGCAACTGGGGCAGCTATTGATGGGGGAAATATAGGAGTAGGTTTTCCCATATTTCCAATATGCATGTGTGTTCCAGCAAATGCTATCAATGTTGTAAGTGTTTGTATTTGAGTATTTACACTTAAAAGCATCCAATCGCACATCGCATACAACCAAAGAATGGTGGTTCTTCCCAATAAAACTGGTTGATCATTTGCGCCTTCTGTATTGAAATTCAGATATATCTTTGGGGCGTTTAATGTCATTATTCCCTTGTTAGAAGTGATGGTAGTGTTTCCGTATGAATTTAAACTAAGCACCTGATCCGTCGTGATACCAATCATCTTCTTTGAAAAGAATAGCATTTCATTGGCTTTTGAAGAAAACACTAGTCTATCGCTGTTAATTACTATTTGATCTCCACTCAGTTTTGGAATAGGTATACCCTTGGTGACATTTACCATTCCCGTTGTTGTTTCCGGTTTGAAAGCAGATATTGTTTTTCCAGAAGTAAAATGTATAGAAGATCCATCTTTATTTATATCTTCTATTGTATATCCTTTGGCCGTATATCCAGATTGAGATTTTATCGGAGCTTGGCGGTTTCTGATTAATATCATCGGGTTACCACCTTTATCAGAATATTCTCCGTCTCCACTATCATTTCCTCGGTTACTATCATATGCTCCGAATCTTATAGAAGAACCGAATCTTGATTCTAGTATAGTGTCTCCCTCAAATCTTCTTAATGTTCTAATCTTTGAATTGAACTTGAAATAGGAACCAAGAACTCCCTCATAATCATCCCCACCAAAGAAATTCATCTTTGATGTCGGCCCTTTATATTTTCCATCTGAAGAGTATTCATTAATATTCTTGTCTGTTCTACCTGCTA